ATTAGGTAAATAATTTTTATCATCATTTAAAGCATAAAGAGTTGTTTCTGGTTGTTGTATAACATCTTTAGAACCATCCATAAGATCAATTTCAGCCGGTATGGCATTTAACATAATTTTTAATTCTGGTGCTGACACTTGTGAAGTAAAAGTATCTTTAGTTAATTTTTCTAAATCACCTTTTAAAGTTGCTTTAGCCATACCACTTTCATCTGTATCTGCTGTTATAAGTAAAAGTTCTTTTTGTTTATCGTAACCATTAAATAAATTTTTTAAAATATTTTGTGATATTTTTGTATCAGTTCTAAATATTGTTTTTTGTGTTTCTGCTAACGCATAGTTTTCAAATTTAATTCCAACATTATTATTAGTTGCTAAAGATTTATATTTATTAATTAAACTATTAGATTGATCTTTTAAATATTTGTTAGCAACATCTTTATTAACAGACATTACTTCATCAGTATTAATGGTCTCTGACACTTTTATAAAATCAGTTATAAAATTGTTTTCTAACTTTAATGCTTCTGCTTGATTTTGTGCATTTGTTTCTTGTATTTTTTGATTAACAAGCATTTTAGTAGCAGGTGCTATAGCGGTAGCTAGTGTTGAAGTTAATTTAATTTGAGGAGTAGCAGTAGAACCTTGCAATTGTTCTATTGATCCTTGTGCTGTAAATGTAGGTATTTTTGGCATTATGGAGCATCTCCTACTTTAATTCCTTGATCTCTATATGATGATCCACCACCCATTTTTAATAGAGTTGTTCCTGCGGATGTTATAGTTCCTATCTGTGCAAGTCTTGATTCTTGTCTAGCAATATTACCTTTTATTCTTGCAAAACTAGCTTCTTCTCTTTTATTAGCCGCAGCAACTTGTGAATTATATCTTATTAAATTTTCTTGTAATCTTTTTTCAAGAGCATTGGATAAAGCAATATTATATGCACTACCAGTACCAACTTGTACTCCAGATTTAGCAAGAGCAACTGTAGTTTCTCCTTTTACTTTTAGATAAGTTTTATTAAATTGTGCAATATCAAATTCTGCTTTTTGTTCTATTTGATCTGCTTGACCTTCTAATACTGTAGCAGCTCTATTATTTGCTGCTTGATTATATTTACCAATAGCACCTTGCTGTTGGTATTGCATGATAGAAGTTCCGGCTACTACATAAGGTATTGCTGCTGTCATTAAAATATCCTCGCATATCTGTATTGATCTGTTCCATCAAAACCATAATGTTTCATTAAACCTTCGTTCTCCAAACCTAACCACTCTGCAAATCTTTGACCTTTAGTAAAATCTTTTCTAATTGCAGTTTGAACTCTTTTTATATTGTGTTCTTTTGCAACTCTAGCAAAATCTTTTTTAATTGCTTTAGCAACTGACAAAGGATGATTCCACATATCACTTGATGCTATTACCCAACCTTCTGCAACTTGACCCCAAATCATTTTCATACCAGCAGCAAAGATAGGTTTTTTATTAACCATACCTGTAAAAGCTAAATTGTTTTCTTCTAAATTCATAGCATCACCTTCAATATTTATAAATTTTCTATCTGCTTCTAATATTTTATGATTCATCTGATATGATAATATTATTTTTCCATGTTCTTTTGTATAAGGTACTATATATAACATATTATCCATCATTTGTTTGTAATCTTGGGTATAACGATAAAATTGTAAAAGGTAAAGGTTGAGTTTGTCTAACAAAAATAAACCCATCTGTTTCATAGTTTCCTCTAAACTCTACTTCCTTATCTCCTGTAAATGGTGGTATACCTTGATCCATAGGATCAGATGAAGTTCTAAATGGTATTCTTTCAAGGTTGTTTAAGTCTGGTCCTACTTCTACACCTATAGTTTCAAACATTCTAACTGTAATATCATATATTCTTTTTGTCTTACCTTGTGATGTACCATTTTGTGAACCAGCATTTAATCTCATAGTTTGTAATAAAGATGTATAAGATAAACCTACTTTTACTTTTTTTGCGGCTCTGTCTAAACTAACTGCACCTGAACTTACAACTTTAGTTGGGTGTGTTGCACCATCAGCCAATATAGAAACTGTTTGTCCCTCAAGATGCGAAAGTCCTGATACTGTTTCAACTACTTGATCTATTGTTGCACCAGAAGTATGAGCTGCTGCTGTTGTTAAATTTACACCTCTTGTACATCCTGTTAGGTTGTTTGTTGATTTTCCTGCATAAGATATAATCTCATTATTAATTTTTATTTTTCCTGCACTATTAAAGCTACTTGCGTCAGTTAAAGCTATTGTAGTTACAGAGTTAGAAATATTACCATTAAGTGTTGTTGCAACTCCATCATAACTTAACTGGCTATCTAAATAATTAAATGTTGTATTATCTGTTTCTGTAAAATCAAATGTATTTAAAACTTCTATATATCTTTTTGTTGAACCATTAATTGTTCTTTTTATAATAACATAAACTTGATATTCAGTATCGTCAGTTGGAATAACTGCAACACTTTCACAAACTGCTTTACCTGTACCAAATGCACCACCAAATATATGTCTATGCCAAGCAGTTACTTGTTGTTCTCTTTGATAAGTTAGTCCTACTAATTCACCATCTCCTCTTACAGCATAAATAATTTGATTTGGTTCTTGTTGATATGCAACTTGTGTTATTCCACCTTCGGTAACGTGTTCTGCAAGAATAGTCATATCAGGTGCAATGTAACCATCTACATCAAAGTTATATGCTAGTTCTCTAATTTTTCTTTTAGCACGTTGTAAAAACAATGTAGCATTACCTACAGCTATAGCATCTACATTAGCTGCACCATGGTTAGATTGTTTTTTAATTAATATATTTGTAGGTGTAACAGCACTATCTGTACCTCCACCTGATACAGTAAACTCACCACCTGCTGTACCTATAATTAAAGTTCTTGTTGCTGTCATAAATCTGATAGCATTAACTTGGTTAGATGCGATTGTATAAATAATTGCATCATCATCAGCTATTGTTCCGCCAATGTTTGCATTCATGTTTTCGTAATCACCAGACTTTGAAAAAAATATTGTTTGTGGTTGATTAGTTGTTCCAGCAAAAACTAATCTTTGTTCAAAAAAGGTTACGCAAGAAGGATGACCTGTAGTGTCAGAAAAAGCTCCTAGTCTCCAATCTGCTGTAGCATTTGCATTATCTAATGCTGTTAAAATTTCTATAGTTGCATTAGTAGTATTTGTAACAGCAGTTATCTTTGCATAACCATCATTTAAAAAGACAAATCTACCAACATCTGTTGCAACAAAACCAGATCCACTATTAATACCAGTAACTGCAGAAGCAACTAAAGATACACCTGTACCTACTGCTGCTTGACCGGGATTTAAAGTTGTTGTTGTTGTATTAGCATCTTGCATTGGTCCTTTAGTAAAATCAACTACAGTTAAAGTCCAATTAGTATGAGATGTTCTTGATAGTTTTCTTGTAGCATGACTAGGATGTGTGATGTACATAACGTCAGCAGATTGTGCAAATTTAATTTGAAACAACTCTGCTTCTAAATAAGGTGTAGTTATTTCTACTGCTGATCCACCTGATTGTACTTGAGCTTTATCTTTATATATTCTTATAACTTGATTGCCAAATTCTAATATATAAGTTTGTGTTGTTGAAAATTCAAAAGGTATTAGTCTACCTTTTTTACTATGATCTTTTACTTCTGATACAAATGTTGTGCCGGGTCTACGAGCTGCAGCACCATGTGGATATATAATTAAATTTTCTAAAGTTTTACAAGCAGAAGAATATTTTGTTAAATCAGTTCTTCCATCTAATCTTGGCGATAGCTCACCACCTGTAAAATTTGTTAATTCAACTGCAACTCTTGCCATGGTTTAAAACCTTGAGTTAATAAATGTACCTGCGTCTATAACATCTGTCATGCCTAAATCTTGTTCAACATTTTGACCTTCAGTTGAATCTATAAATCTAGCATCTTTTAATTTATCTTGAAACAAATTATACATATTTGTTGCTGTTGTATTATTGGAAGTAACCGCAAAAGCAATGTCTGAACCCAAAGCAGAAGATAAAATTTCTCTTAATGATTCATCGTATTCATTAGGATCTGTAACTCTACTAATATATAATATTTTCATAGTCTCTGTATTGCTTAAAATTTTTCTACCTTCTACTTTGTAGTTTGAATCATAATCTAATATACGAAGTAATCTTAAACAATCTGCAGGTAAGGTATAAGCATATTTAAAACCCCATGCAGGAGCTGTTGTATCTTGTGCTAGTTCAACTCTTTTTTGTAAGCAATTCCAAGGGTGTGATCTAAATACACTATCTCTTACTTGGGTATATCTTGAGTTGCAAAGTCTTGCGTTTTTTGAATCTTCTGTAAGTGATAAAATAGTTGTTGCACCTAATTGATTTAATGCTCCATTACAAATGTCTACTGTTGATGCCATATCACTTCCTTATAATATACTTGCGTCTTATTTGTCTATCTTTTTCTAACGCAAATATTTCTTCTTCTGTTCTTTCTTGTTTAGTATCAAAACCATAATGATATTTAGTATCATGTTTAAATCTATCTACTAACACATACCTATATACATAATTGTCTTTTTTAAAATGTAATACAGGTTTTAAATCTTGTATTTTCTTCATGCACTCTAGGCGGGTTCTACTCTCGCTTCCCCCGCCTAAAATTTTATTTATTAGTCTACAACGTAAAACATTGTAAGCTGAATTGTTCCAGAAGCTACTGCTCCTGTAAGAGTAACAGAGACAGGTAAACCATCTTTGTTAGCATCTACAACAGAGTTTTCGCCTAATGCAATAGTGTT